TTCAGCTATCCAGATAATGCTAAACCTACAAATCCTGATCAATATGCTGGAAAACAAATTATTTTAAATTCTGGTCGATTAGTATTTAATACAACACAAGACCATTTATTATTTTCTTCTCAAAAATCTATAGGACTTACGGCGGTTGAATCCATAAATTTTGATACAACTGGTCCTATAACATTGCAAGGAAATGATGTTTATTTAGGATCTAAAAATGCTACCCAACAAGTTTTATATGGTAATGATACTGTAAGTGTACTTAATGAAATTTTGAATGAATTAATTAGTCTAACTCAAAATTTGTCATTACAAACTACTCTATCTCCAGGTGTTCCTTTAGAACCTACAAGAAGCGCCGCTCAAGTAAGTAATATAGCATTTAGAAGTATACAAGGACGTTTACAAACATTATTATCTAATTCTGTACGAACTATATAATGGCAACTCCTTCTCAAATAGAAAATGCAAGACAGCAACGTGCTTCTTTAACTAATATTTCTAAACAATTAGCCCAAGTACAGACACTTCCTGCAAACCTAATTCAAAATGCTATACCTGATAATTTAAAATTAAAAGGTCAAGCAGCTTTAGGAAAACGTGTTTTAGATTTAGGACAAAAAGCTATTACATTAGTTCTTCCAAAACTTCAAACATTATCTCAAGAGCTTAATTTAACAGGATTTACAACAGATCAAGGTAACGGGTTAGATATTAATACTCTAAAACAAAATTATTGTCCTACTCCTGTTAGATTAGCTCAATTAGTTGAAACTAGAAATAATATTGTAGGAATATTAACAAGACTAAATACACAATTTGGTACTATTAATAATTCAATTACTACTCTATCTCAAATTACAAACGGATTAAATACAACTCTTAGAGTTGCTTCTGGTGTTGAAACTGCAACTATTGTTTCAACTGCAACTGGACTTTTACCTGCACCTGTTTTAGGACCTGCTGTTTCTACTTTAGATTTAGTTCAAAAACAAATTAGAGTTTTTCAACCTAAAATTCAAAAAGCACAAAGTACATTAAGTGCTTTAAACATTCCATTAACAATTACTGTTAATGTGTTTACCCAAATTATCAATTTACTTCAACAATTTGATAAACTTATCTTATTATGTAACCCTGATATAACACTTTCAGAGATACCTAATTTGCCTGTTGAAACAACAACACCAGATAACACATATCAAGGTTTTACTTTCCAAATTGAAACCATAGCATTTAGTCCAACTGTTAACCAGTTAAGAGCTTTAGCACTAAATCAATTTGGCATTCCTGTACTTGAATCTGAACTTTCATTTACAACAAACCCACAAACTTTAATAGATGAGCTGAAACTCATAATTGACAGAGATAATTTAAAAGCTTATTAAACTTAATATTTATTATTATGAAGTCGACCGATTTTAAAAAAATAATCAAAGAAGCAGTAAAAGAAGCCATCCAAGAGGAACTAAAAGATATCCTTTTAGAAGCAGTTCGCGCTCCTAAAACAACAGTTGTAGAAACTTATCAAGGTACTCCTATAGGAGTTGGTGGAATGGGAGTAACTAATTCTCCAATCCCCCCACAACCAAGCACTACATCAGCCGCTGAAAAAAGAGCTATGATGGAAAATATTATTGGAGATATGAGAAGAGGACAAGATACAATTTCTATGACCACTGCTAATCTAAATTCTTTCCAAGTACCTCAAGGTATTAATACAACCGCTGAAGGTTCATCACTACCTCAAGGTAATGTAGGATTAGATCAAATTATGGCTTTAATGAGTAAATAATGGCATTCGGAGCAAGAAATATAGCCCCCATTGATTTAAAACCGAGATATGCGGTAGGGGTTAATCTTCCTCTTTCTGGAAATGCTGTATTTACTTCTAATTATACTACAAGAGAAGCAACAAAATATAATTTAATTAATTTTTTCTTAACTAATAAAGGAGAAAGACCATTAAATCCTAACTTTGGCTCAAATTTAAGATCAATAATCTTTGAGCAAATTACTAGTAGAACTTTAGATGGAGTTGAGGAAATGGTATCTGAAGAAATTAGAAGAAATTTTCCTAATGTTGTAATTGAAGATCTAATAGTAAGTCAAGATACGGATTACAATACAATTTTAGTAACTATAACATATAATGTCTCAAATACTGATATAAGAGATACTATTAATCTTGAATTTGCATAATGGCAACTAATAGAAACATACAATATATAAACAAAGATTTTGGGCAAATAAGACAAGCTTTAATTAATTATAGCAAAACTTACTTTCCAACCACCTACAACGACTTTACAGAAGCATCACCAGGTATGATGTTTATGGAAATGGCAGCCTATGTAGGTGATGTAATATCTTTCTACTTAGACAATCAAATTCAAGAAACTTATCTTCAATACACAAGAGAACCAGCTAATTTATTTAATTTAGCTTATATGTTAGGATATAAACCTAACGTTACAGGTGTTGCTACTTGTGATATTGATTTCTACCAACAACTTCCAGCTAATGCAGTTACAGGAGACCCAGATTGGTCTTATACTTTAGTTGTTGAACAAAACTCAGTTGTTTCAGCTAATAATAATAGTAATATTAGTTTCTTAATTCAAGATAAAGTAGATTTTTCAGTATCAAGCTCAAATAACCCAACAGAAATTAGTGTATTTACCTATACCGGTACTCAACCTTCATATTATCTTTTAAAGAAAGCAGCAAGAGGAATTTCAGCCACAATTAATACAACCACATTCTCTTTTGGTACTCCACAAGAATTTGCAACAGTTGTTATTAATGATGAACAGCTTATTGGAATTTTAGACATTTTTGATAGTGATGGTAATGAGTGGTATGAAGTCCCTGCTTTAGCAGAAGATGCTATTTTTGATACGATTCAAAATACTCCACAAAACGATCCTAATTTAAGTGCTAATAATGATCAAGTACCTTATCTTTTAAGACTTAAAAAAGTACCTAGAAGATTTAGTACTCGTTTTATTAATACAGGATCTCTTGAATTACAATTTGGTGCGGGCACTGCAAACGAAATTACTGAAGTAATAGTTCCCAACCCAGATAATGTAGGTTTAGGTTTACCATTTGAACAAAGTAAGTTAACAACAGCATACTCTCCTACGAACTTTATGTTTAATGACACATATGGTTTAGCTCCTTCTAACACAACTTTAACTGTTAGATACTTAACAGGAGGTGGAATTGCAGCAAATGTCCCTTCAGGAGTTTTAACTACATTAAATACTTCAAATGTTAAATTTTTAAATAATCTACCTAATTCAGCAGCATCTCAAGCAAACATTATTTTTAATAGTGTTGCTGTAAACAATCCAAGAGCAGCTTCAGGTGGTCAAGATGGAGATAGTATTGAAGAAATTAGACAAAATACACTTGCAAACTTCTCTACCCAATTAAGAGCAGTAACTCCTGAAGACTATTTAGTTAGAGCTTTATCTTTACCTAGCATTTATGGTAGTATCTCTAAAGCATTTATTGAAAAAACTAAACTACAAAACATTCTCCCAGGAGAAATACCATCTACTTTAGATTTGTATGTTTTAACAAGTAATAACGATGGTACTTTAACTGTAGCTAGTGATGCTTTAAAACAAAATCTATCTACTTATTTAGCACAATACAGAATTATTGGAGATTCTGTAAACATTAAAGACGCATTTATAATTAATATTGGAGTTGATTTTGAAATAATCGTACTACCTAATTACAACTCAAATGATGTTATTTTAGCATGTATAAATGCTTTAATTGCTGAATTTGCTATTAGAAATTGGCAAATAAATCAACCTATTATTTTAAGTGATCTTTTTGTATTACTTAGTAATGTTCCTGGAGTTCAATCTATTAAAGATATAAAAATACCTAATAAAGTAGGTACTTCTAATGGATATTCTCAATATGCATACGACATAAATGGAGCTACTGTAAATGGTGTTATATATCCTTCATTAGATCCAATGATTTTTGAAGTAAAATACCCAACAACTGATATTAAAGGAAGAATTGTAACATTATAAAATGGCAGTATATAAAATTTTCCCCGAAAAAGACGCTACGATTTATTCCCTATTCCCTAACATGAATACGGGATTAGACGAGA